AAGAGTAGTATCATAATCTTTTGAGTCTACTTCTGCTGGTGTAAAAATAACGTTACTATTTTTATTTCTACTATCTGGATAATCTTCATCTTGAGAATCAAAAGTTTCTATATCTTTTAAAAAAGGCATAACATCAGGATATAAATTAACTAATTGTTCTTGTGTTAATATAGTAGATAGAATTATGCTGGCAGCATCTTGAAAATATCTATCTCTAGAAGCAGGGTCAACATATACCCTAAATGGATTTACGTGTGTAAACTTCACCTCTCCTCTTCCAAAGTCAGCTTCAGGCTCTATGTACGCATAAAAATAACCTAGCCCTGTAGTTGCGTAATCGTGAACTGCCTGTTTAAAATGATACTGCCCGTCTGATATGTCGAATATATACTCTAAAAGAACTTTCCAAACATTAGCTAGTTTTGTGTCTGAGTCTTCTCGTGCTGTAATCCCATACTTCACAGGTCTAGATGTCATTAATGATTTTAATTTATCTATTGCTGCATATATTCTATCTATCGTAAAATCTGCTTGTCCTATTGATTGTAATACTTCTGATTCTTCTGCAGAGAAATGATTACCTAATGAAAAATCTATAGCTTCTCTTGCATTTACGTCCCAGTCTTTTCTTGCATCTGCATACTTTTGGAACAAATCTCTATTAAGTCTTGCTTTATTATCTTCTTTAATTGCCACGGAAAAACCTTTGTCTGCTTTTTTGTCTTCTTGTTCTAGCGTCTTTTAATCGCATAGTTTCTTTATTTAAGAAAGGTACATTAGTACCTTGAGTTCTATTTAAAGTATCTATTTGTTGATTTGCATAGTCGATTGTAAATCTTTTTGATATGTCGTTGATTGTTTTTTTAATTTTGTTTTTGCCTTTTTTATACAAGCCCATTTTATCTTGATACATAAATTCTCCTAAACTAAATATGGTTTTAAAAATTCTTTATAAAATATTTTATTTCTACCTAAAGGTTTTCTAGTTCCATTTTTATCACGATATACTCTTTCGTATTCTTTGAAACCAGGTCTACCTTTGTCTTCTGCTACTGCTCCTTCAACATCTCCTGACGCTAAACATTTAACAGTAGTTGGGAACTTTCTTAAACTTCCTACGTTAAAGACAAAGTCTGCTAATGCAAACTGAAGTCTAATATCTATACCTTCCCAATCTATATTTTTTTGCTCACAAAATTTCTGAGCACCTCGATAAGATTTTTCTGCTTCTTCTTGAAGTATCTCTTCTACTTCCGTTGTAGATAATCCTGTCTTTTCTAGAGTGTTTTGTTCTTCAAGAGTTTTTATTTTATATCCATACCCTATAGTTTTTAATCCACCTTCTGGTGAATCGTATGGAAAAAATCTATCCCCTACTTTATTTGCGTAACCCTCTACCCTTTTTAAGTAGTTAATGTATTCTGTTATACTATACATAGCCCTGAAAAAGTTAACACCTTTTATTACCCGAAATCTCATACTTTTAGTCCTGTAACCCAATTTATTTGTTTTCTTGTTTTAGTTATAAAATCATCAGGTCTACTGTCGTCATCTATATCCATAGTTCTTGTTCTTGGTGCTTTAGCAAAAAAGTCAGAATAATACAAACCGTCTAACAAGTCATCGTGTCTACCTTTAGGAAATTGAAACAGTTCATCTACTAATGCAGAGTGTTCTTTTCTGATATATAACTTTCTAGAATTTACAATACTACCTAGTGTCATTTCTAATCTATCTTCTTTTTTTATACCGTGTGGTGGTCTTACACCTTTATTAATACCTGGTAATAATCTTTTTTCTTTTACAGCCATACGTTCTACCATATCTCTTACCATTTCTTGAGCACCTACTGTTTCAACAGCACATCTTTTAATTGGTGTATATTTTTTTGCATATTCTAATATTTTATCTGGCATATCAAATGCTGGTATCTTATCGTGGTAATAATCAATAACATATCTATTTTTATTAGCATCTATACCCATAACCATAATTACTTGATAGTCAGATGATTTAGTAGCTGTATGTGCTAAGTCAACTCCCATATATACATTAACTGGTATTATTTGTGTATCATTACGTAAACAAGCAAATCCTTTATTGTTTATAAACTCGTAGTTATGATATTGTATTCTATCCATTTGAAACGTAGCACTATCTACATCTCTAGCATCATTTAAATATTCTTGTGCAAACTTATCAATCTTACCTGCTTCTATAAACTCTTGTCTCTTTTGTTTTAGTTTAGATAATGGAAACTGTTCTTTCCATACTGCCTTACCGTCTTCTATAGCTCTAATAAATGTGACGTCCCAAGGATAAGATTTATTAGCTTTTTGTGCGTCTAAGTAGCCGTCGTGTATATTTTGTAAGAAAGCGTCATAGTGCACAATAGTACCAGAAAGCCATATCCAACCTTCTCTACCTGGTGATTCTTCTAATGCAGGGTATACTGTTGATACAATCCATTGTTTAATTTCATCTCTACGGTCTGCTGTTTTTGTATTTAACTCTGATTCAAAGTCATCAAGAATAATACCTGTATATCTAGAATCAACTTCTGAACGACCTCTAAGTCTTTGAGATGTACCTTTTGCTATAATTCTATGTCCTTTAGTAGTAACTAAATCTTTTTCTGTCCAACGTAACTTCTCATCTCCACCACATAAGTTTCCAAAATAGTATCTTATAGCGTGATTGTTTTCTAAATGTGAACGTACATATTTTAAATGGTCAATAGCCTGACCTTGTTCTTCAGCAACCCACGCCATAAATATTGCTTGGTCTTTAGGTGTAAAACATAATCTGTGCATTATGGCTGCTTTCATTAATACAGATTTGCCAAAACCTCTGGGTAGCACATTACAAATACGTGCCCCAGGTTTTGTGCTAATTAATTTTTTACCTAAATCGTAATGAAAGGGTGGTGATTCTGATTTATGTAAAAAATCATTTGGTAAAAAAAGTTTACCAAACAGTATTAAATCTTTAGAGGCTTTATGTAGTAATGCTTCTTTATCAGATACAGTCATTATGCTTCTCCGTGTTCTTTAACAAAATGTTTTGACAATCCAATTAATTCTTCGTTCTCATCATAGATAGCAAAACAAGGGCAATCAATAACCATATATGTCTCTTCTTCTACTTCGGTTTCTACTGTTGGAAAAAAATAATTAACAAAAGTAGCAAACTTTGTATTCCTAATACACTCAGTCTTCTTCTGGCACATCAGGCAGTTCACGACTTTGTTCTGCGATTTTTTTGACATTTCCACCTTCTAACACTTGTAATTGTTCAGGTGAGAAACCTTGAAACAACTGTATTGATTCTGTTTTTTGTTCTTTCTTGCCTAGCATACCAGATATTTCCATAAGTATTTTTATAGAAGATAGTTTATCACTATCTCTAGCTTCTTCGTTATCAACGATTTCTCTTGTCTTTAATAACAAATACTTAGGGGTAATATCAGTTTCTTCTAACATTTTTTGTATTTCTTTATCTATCAACTCTTGTACCCTTTCTGTTCTTAGCAACATATTTGTTTTTTCTTTTATATATTGTGGTGACTTAGCTTTTGGATATGCTTTCTTAAAAGCTTCCGTAACTCCTTCACCTTTTATAATATACTTAGCAAACAAATATTCTTGCTTAGTTGGTTTCTCTCTGTTCTTTGTAACTGTATTAGAATTAAAACCTTGGAAGTTATATATGTTTGCACGCATATCTCCTTCTATTTTTATAGAAGAAGCACATCTAAACATACCAACGACTGTTCGTACATAGCGTTGACCGTTTAATGTGCCAGATTCTAGAACTTCACAAACCTTTCCGTCGTCTGTTCTAATCCAATCAGCTGTATTAGCTTCTCTCCAGTCATCTTGTACTATGATATTGGGTATAGCCACCCTGGCTTCGTCAATACTATCGTATAAGATGTGCTCCTTGCCTTTTACAATTCTTTTTTTCATTTACGATGTACGATATACTCTGGCTCTTTATCGCTAAGCTTAACTTCAACCCAACCTTTTGTCATTGGTTCAAAGAAAGAATAGCGTGCATAGTCTGCATATCCTATAAATGCTCCACCTCTTACAAACCATTGACGTTTTATCTCTTCATTGTCTTGCATTATCTCAAAAGAGTCTACAGGTTTAGCATATAGTTGATGATTATGTCCTAAATAGTACATATCAGCGTCTGGAAATATGTTTCTAAGTCTAATTAACTCCATATCTCCGTTCTTTGCACCACTTTTACCGTGTCCACTAGCAAAAGAAAACCTATTCTTCCCATAATTCAGCACTGTATAGCCTGGAAAAGGGAAATAAGGTACTTCTAAGTCATCACACATTACTCTTACTATGTCAATACCTGCTAATTTTACAGAACGAAGTGTATCGTGGTTACCTCCACGCATAAATATACACTTATTTATTATAGGTCTTATCATTTCTACGTATTGTGAGTACTGTTCGTTGTTATCAAACAACTGGTCACTCTCTGGTATGTGGTAACTAGGTGGAATAAACTCTAACATATCACCATTTGCAAACCATAGTGCGTTTGGGTCGTTTTTAATTTTGTTTATAGCTTTTAAAAACAACACTCTATCAAACATCTTGCTACCTACGTGCACATCTGTAAGACAATGTAAGTTTATTTTTCTTTTCTTTGTATTATGTTCTAATATTTTACCTGGAACTATCATCATTTTCCTCAAAGTTCTGTTCGTACATATAGTAACTCATTAAAATTACACTATAATTTATTAAATCCAACATAGTGTCTTCTACCTTTTCATCTTGAATAGCAGCCTCACCGTCTCTTTCAAGTAAGTTTGCAATCCTAGCAATCTTATCTGATATTCGTACCAGTATACCTGTACTTGTTTTACATATCTTTATTGCTTCTACCATTTCAAAATTAGAAAATGGTTCTTCTATTTGAGCATAGTCTATGTTTTTATTATCACATAATGATTTAGCTTTTTTGATTATAGCATCATAATTAGGAATCATATTCTCCTCCCATACGTGTCCATAAGTAATTTCCAAAATCTAGCCTATATAACGAATTAGCTAATACTTGGACTTGTGTTTCTGTTAAACCTAGGCTTGTTCCATAGGTTATACCGTGTAATACTTCGTGTATTAATACTTCGAGTATCTTTGAGTCTACCATTTCTTTTTCTATGATAATCTCACAGTTACGCATTGATATAGCTCCTAATATCTCAGCATCATCGCTGCCATACTCTGCTTTACGACCTTCAATGAAACGTACCGTATAGTTATGGTCGTTTATCTCTAGGTCGAAAGGTCTATCAGGTATTGTTAGTTTCTTCTTCATTAGCACTCTTCTCCAGTTGGTTTTGTAAATATTTATTAAATTTTTCTGTGTCTTTTTTCATTTCTATATATTTATATGTAACTGATTCAAGTAATGTAAGTTTTTCTATTAACCTCATCATTTCTTGTCTTAAGAGAGCAATGTTGTATACTAAGTCTTTTTTACTTGGTTTCTTTGGTTTATGTATTGCCATACCTTAGTTTATTGTTTAATATGTACCATTGTCAATCTTTTTTTTAAAAATACCTATAATAACGTAATATAAAGCACTTGACATCGAGTAATATAATCATTAACTTAAGTTAGGATAACTACACCAACCTACTAGCTAGTATAGTTAGATAGTTATCGGAATTCCTATCTTCAATAATAATAAGACTTACAGACACCTAGCAAAAACTAAAAAATAGTATAACTATGTGTGCTTCTCTTTTTTTGTGTGCAAGTCCCCCCCCTCGGCTAGTTTACGTTAGAAAACTTTGCTTGAGATTCTCTGTAACCGTTGATATTGCTAGACTTACAGCTGAGCCCTCTCTAGACTGGTCAGTCGGTTTTAGTCGAGCACTGAGCACTTTTCCTGAGCACCCGTTTGAGCATTTGCACCCTCGAGCCAGCCTAAAGATTTGCTAGTTTCTCGACGAGAACTATAATAATGCTTGACACTTTCCAAAAGTCTCCATACGTTAATATATCTCAAGAGGGACAACCGAGGCACCTCGAGAGAGACCCTGAGGGGTAACGACATAGCCTCAAATAAGGAAAAAACAACAATGAAACAAGACACATTACGTAACGACAATGCACTAAACGCTAACGCTATCGAGTTCTTCCAGAGCTCTTATGCCGACGGTATAAGGGATTTGGTGCTCGAGGTCACAGAGTTTGGCACTAATGCCGACGGTATTAGCCAGGTTGACCCAGCTTACTGTAGCGAGTTTGTCGACCAAGCAGGTATTGACACTATAACTGACGACATAGTAGCTGAGCTCGAAGTGCTCAAAAGCTGTGCCGATACTACAGACCCAATTGCCGACTTTATCGGCTACTGTATCGAGGTAGCAAACAATATCGACGCTATTGGTTCCAGAGCTGAGCTCAATAGTATCGACATTGGTGACACTACTACCGACGTTGTAGACTTAACTGACGAGGTAACAGAGAGGGCTGAGCTTAATGCTCAGCCTATAGCCGACGATATAGAGCTGGATTTTGAGCTCATTGCCGACGGTGATGATGACGTTATAGCCGTCCCAAAATGCTATAGTGACGATATAGAAACTAACAACAACGCCGTTTAACCGACGGAGAAAGGAGTTTTCAAATGTTGAAAACGAAAATGAGAGTACCCAATAGTGACGACATTGAGGCTATGAACCTCAAGAACGAGCTGAGACCTTATGCCAGACAATTAGTGACGGCATTGGTCGACGCTGGAGAGTATGACTCTGCCGACGCTAAGAGTCAGCGAGAGCTGATAAAGAGAGCCCCAAAAGCTCAAGTTGCCAGAGTTACCGAGACAATGCAAAGCATTGCTCAAGAGTGTGGAATCGATACTAAGCCGTCAGGTAGTAACCCCAAGTCAGGGGGTAGTATCGATACCCCAGGGACTAGAAGATATACTGCCGAGAGAGTAGACCTCAGCAAGCTTGCTAGTCAGCCTAGTAGTGACGAGACTAGCAAACCAAGTCCAGCCAGTAGTGACGAGACTGGTGGCATTTCCAAGGACGAGGTGAACGAGATGATTCAACAGGCTTTACTGTCGGCAAAGCAACCTGAATCAGTCACTAAGCCGACGAGTAGTGGAAAGCTTGAGCACTGGCAAATGCCGTTACTTCAGGCTATTATCGAGACGAATAGACAAGCTCTTATCGTCGGTGGAGCTGGCTCTGGAAAAACGACTATAGCCGAGACTATAGCCGAAAAGCTAGGGTTCTGTACCGAGGAACAGTTCTACTCTATCTCACTAAGTAGTGGGGTCTCAGAAGCTCACCTCTCTGGACGTATGGTTATGACTGGTGAATTCCTCGATACCAAGTTTCTCGACGTAGTCGAAAATGGTGGTGTGATACTACTGGACGAATTTGACAACGCTGACCCTGATGTCCTGGTCGGTCTGAATTCGCTATTAGCTAACGACCTAATCAGTTGCCCCCTCAGACGTGGCAACGAAGTTGCTAGAAGAGCCGAAAATTGCTACATTATAGCGACGGCTAATACCTGGGGCAATGGCTCTGGGGGCTCAGCTGGCTACGTGAGGAAACAGCTTGACTCAGCTACGCTGGACAGATTTGTAGCCAGCAAATTCTATATGGGTCAGGATAGACGAATAACCAATTTGGTTATGGGACTTAGCGACGAGGAAGTAACATACCCTCAAGCCATACAGTATCGAGATATGACCAAGAGTGTCGATGTTGAGGTCAAGTCACTACGTGACAAGTTGGACTTCATCAAGGCTTGTATTGACGACCCTAGACGTAATATTCGTCAGCTATTAGGGGTCAGAGCCTATGCTCAAGGGGCTAAGCTTATCAGAGATAAGGACGTTAGCTCAGACCTCTCTGTCGCCCTTTATCTTCAGAACTGGACTGACGACCAGCTCAAGACGATAGGGGTTGAACGAGATTACAACTCTAAGCTCGACCAGTATAGCTACAATTTCACCAGGTCTTTCGGTGACGTTGAAAGGTTGGCTTAATATGAGAGTCTCGAAAGACATCGCTAGACTAGTCGAGCTTAGAACTCAAGAGCTCGACAAGTCAGCTTTAGCCGACAGTTTAAACGCTGAGCACCGTCGATACGACAGAGCAAAACGTACTGTCCTCGATAGTAAAGTCTGTGAACGCTATTCCTGGGACAGTTTCGACAGCTTTTTATCGACGGTAAAACAGGGTGAAATAGCCAAGGGTAAGAAGTTTGACAAGCTTGGCTACGACCCCTACGGTGAAGAGAGTAGAGTATACAAGGACGGCTGGACTAGGTCAATGAACATTGACATCAGAGGTAGAGCTCACCAGCTTGACGTAGTCAAACGAGGTTTCACAACTCAGCATATACTCGACTACTATAACAATCTCAAGTCTAGACTTGAGTCCAACCCTGAGGCTCTGAGCACTCTCGGTTCTATCGGTGTAGACTGTAGAAGAAAACGTCGAGCTGATTTGGCTGGCTATATCGTCAACATAGACAAAGCAATGGCTGGCATTGACCCTATGGAGTCAATGAAACGAAACAATCAGTCTATGACTGTCAGGTTTTTTATCGACCTGGCTAGAACGTATGGTGAAGACCCCGAGACAGTCTTAGAGAGTAGCTGTGTTGCTATTGCTGTTGCAAAGCAATTAGAATCTCGAGGCTATTCAACAGAGATTAAGTTCGGCACGACCAACTGGTATGATGAACGAAAAATGTTATCTTCGATAAACTTTATCGGCAAGAGACCAGATGAACGTATCAACGAGACCAAACTGTTGACGATGAGTTCAGTAGGTATTTTCAGAGACTTTATATTCAGTTTCCGTCGATACTGTCAGGGTTTCAATACTGGTATGGGACAGAGTTTTTACACTGTTGCACCACCAGAACACAACGAAGAGTTTTTCAAGAAGTTGACTGACAGCGATGTTTATGTCGGCTACAACGGCAACCTCGATACAGTTGTGACTGGAGTAAGTGGGGTGCTCAATGATTAAGCTCAGTGCTCAAATGCAGATGCTTCTCTACGAGAAGCATCTAGCATTAACGGGTGTACAGGAAAAAATCCAAGAGCCTAACCTCTTGGATTTGTATGTGGGTACGCAAATCCCTTGGGAGGGAAAGGGCTTGCCCCGTGTGTGCGTGCGTATGAGGTTCAGCAAGTAATTTATTTACTACGTAAATTAATTTCTTGACAATTACCGAGGAGATTTACGAAGTTATAGGAGATGACAGCAAACAACACAACAACAAATTTTCAACTTTACCTAGGAGGTAACAATGATAGA